TTGCATCTGAAAGCGCCAAGGAAGACCATCTGCAAGAACCCAGCTGATCAGTTCGGCATTATCCATTTGCCCCCACACAGCCCCATAGAAGACCTGTACAAGCGACCGGTTATCGATGTACTGAGACCACAGGGTCCGAGCAAGGAGGTAATCCTGGCGATCTGCAATAGTGAACTTAACCGACTGATCCTCACCCATTTCACTTAGGTTGATCAAACGATTCCGATGATGCGGATCTTCACCAGACCCTTCCAGCTTCCAATCCATGACGAACTTGATCTTCTCAAAGGCCCACTGCGGATACAAAATGGTACCGTTAGAGAAGCACTCTACATCGCCAATATCCTTCTGAGCCTTCATAGCCTGTACGAAATCTTTCAGACTCTCGCTAGGCTGAAGGAAGGGCTCTCCACCGGTGAGGCAGATATTCGTAATATGAGTAAGTCCATCACCCATATCAGGCAGCAGATCCCATGTACGAGAAGCTACTGCACCTGCCTCGAGCTTCTCCCAGTTGTTACGGAAGGCGGGATCGATCGCATGCTGCGTATCGCACGGCCAGCCAGGACAACGAAGATTGCAACCTCCAAAACGAACAAACACCGTTGGCCAACCGACTCGCGGTCCTTCACCCTGTACTGACAGATAGATTTCATCGACTCTGAGCATTCGCTACCGCTTCCTTCCAGAAGTCAACATCCTCATAGATCGTATTGTCGAACTCTCCACCATAGTACGAACCTTCGAGAATAGCGTCAGGGCCAGCAATCTCGACAATATAGCGACGAGCAGCTTCCTCGATAGCCTCGAGACGCTCAACACAAGTACCGCAACGGCCACAATGGATGACTCCACCCTTATAGCAACTCCAGGTAGACGACAGATCATAACCCAAGATGATTGCCTCATAAGCAATATCGGCCTTAGTAGCATTCAGGAAAGGAAGTACCAGACCATTGAAGCCGAATCCCTCATTGCCCACAACTAGCGCAGGTGCGAGGAACCCCATGAACTCCGGCCGGCAATCGGGATAGATGAAATGATCGCCTGCATGCACAGCTGCAACAACAGCCTCAGCACCCTCAGCAATGGCAATGCCTGCCGCAATAGAGATCATGATCATGTTCCGATTAGGGACGATCGTCTGACGCATCGTCTCCTCAGCGTAATGTCCATCGGGAACATCGTTATCGGACACTAGCGATGAACGAGATGGAGCAAGCGCATCAGTCAATCCCGCCGCATGCAGATCAATGATCACATGCTTAATGTCCAGCAAAGCACACGTACGAGCCGCATACTCCAATTCCTTCTTATGCCGCTGACCATAGTTAAAGCTGACAGCAGCCTTAATATCCCAACCATGTTCAATACAGGCTCGCAGAGCCGTTGTCGAATCCAAGCCACCACTAAGAGTGGCTACAGCAGTCTGACCCATCATTCCTCCCATTCAACAGTAGTTTCGTCAATCTCTGTCGCTGGCGGCGCATACTTACCACCAGAACCTTTCTCACCAAAATCCTCTGGCAAAGCATATCCACCAGCTTCGGCCTTCTCTCGATCGAATGGCGGAACACAATCATAGACAAGCGACATGCGCTGACCAATACCGCGTCCCTCAAACGGTACAATAACCTGCCGCACGCCATTACGAACGAATTCTCGCATAATTCGATCACGCTCAAAGCCGCCAGTATACAAGGCCACCAGGTCAGGCTTATCCTCTGCAGCACATACCTCAATGATGTCCTCTCGCAATGCCCACCACCACTTAAGCTTTTCCACAGCGGAAGCATTGCGAACATCATAGTCGTAAGGTTCAATCACATCGTCAGGACTAATAAGTCCATACTTGTACGACATGATCAGTACCTTATCGTAGAACAATTCTGCATGGGCAAGTACAAACTGGAAGTGGCTTCCCACCCACAAATCTCTAGCCTTCATTGGTTCGTCAGCCTTCTGATTTGTGCAGGGGATGATTGCCAATGTCTTCATTTCATCCCTTCTTGATCAACGTAATAATATCAGTACGACCCTTATGAGGAACTTCGAGTCGATCTTCTACTGTTCCATAATCCAGGAACATCTCTTCGACAGCTTCATTAGTTGGCTTTACTCCCGTAACGTACACGAAAGCGATATAGTCAACATCAAGTTCCATCAACTGTCTGAAAGCGGGCATGCTCTGCTTCCAGTTCCATTTAGGCAGCTCAGTGATTTGTCCACCAAGGGCAATATTCAGATCGATAAAGCGATCTGAATACACATCCGATCCAGAAACAACCTTAGGCGGATCGAGCTGCATAAAGTCAATATGACCCTTAGGCAGATTATCAAATGCAGAACCTTCATGATGAACAAAGGTACCTGGCTGCTTAATCCAGTTACTGTTATTCGTCCGAGCATATTCAAACTTACGCCACAGACCTTCTGGATTAGTTGACCATTGACCCATACGTCCCATAAACGTACTACGAATGAACGCTGAGGCAATACAAGCTTTGTCGAACAAGGTACCATTCTTGCCGACCCAATCGATAAAGCCTGCGCTCAGATCATCCATGTACTGTACAGGACGCTTCTCAAACATGTAGCCCTTAGTATAGCGAAGCTTGTCAACATTCGTTTCTACCTCCTGAGCGGCAAACACTCCTTCAATAATTGCCCGAGGGTAGATTTGCGTGTCGCATGTTTCGATACGAACATCAGGTCCTGCCATCATCTGAATAGCCTTACAGCTGCCCGCAAAGGGAACGAAGATACTCTTCGCCTTCTTTGCCCGTGAATGAGCTCCAATCCATTCTGCAGCAGGCGTAGGCAAGGTGCCCATAAAGCCCGTAGTGTATGCAACCATCCTTACCTCACCCTTGTTGGAATTAGTAGTTCAGTTCTTCCGGACTTGGACCTTGTAATCAACCCACGTTGCTCCAGAGTTTCAAACGCAGCTGTAGCACCTCGAGAGTCAAGGTGGTATGCCTGCATCAACTTCGATCGAGACACACCCGTAATAGATCTTTCGATGGCGCCAAGAATAAGGTCGAGCTGCCTCTCGGCATTCGACTTACCCAAGTTGCCTACAACGTCTTCAACATAGTATCGCCACTGCTCGCCATACCGCATAGCGCGGAGGAGATCAATCAATTCTACTACGACATTTTCTTTTCTCTGTCGCGACGCGGCAATCAGTACTGCTGCCTTAAGAATGGACTTCGCAAGACGATCGCCAATAGGAGTCATTGCTTCGGCCGTCTTGTGCTTCAGGCCAGCTTCCAGCAACTTAGTTTCCAATTGATTATATCGCATCCAAGCTTCATCGGTTAGCTCTGCCTGGAAGATATATTTACGTTCGATCTCCTTCTTCAAGACATCGACATGAATCATTTGCGTCTTAGTATAATGCGCCTTGATATCTTCCAACTCGGCGACAATGGCTTGCCTATTGCCTGTGGACTGTGTGGTCGGGGGCCCGATTGGACGGAGACGAGTAATGTCTGATTCAGCTGTAATGAAGATGAAGCGTGGCAAGAAACCTGAACTGACCATCTCAATGTTCATCAATGTCGTCACGCGATTCTTAATACCGCCTGCAAACATAATGAAGCGAGGATTGTCAACCTTAATCTCTTCTTTTCGCAACATTCGACGCTGCATTTTCCCATCATACAACTTAGTCAACATCTCAGGCATACCTGACATATAGTCCTTCTTAGTCATGCTCTCGAGCAAACCAGAGAACTCGTCCCGCAAGAAGATCGATGGCTGACCTGCCCTAGCAGCAAGACCTGTCAACAGACCCTCAAGTGAACCGTCAGTAGCCATAACAACATTGTCATCGATTTCCATAAGCATATCGACCGCAATGTCCATCGACGTTGTCTTTCGTGTCAGCGTCGTGTCCGCGAGAATCATAAACCACAGGTTGGGGATCACCTTACCGAACGATGTAGGCAATTCGATATCACCACATAATAGGCCGGACAGGATAATGAATGCACCAGCTTGATGGTACTGCGGAGCAGCATCTCCTAGATCACTTGCCCATTCGATATATCGTTCGACAAAAGTAGGCCCAGCCTGATCGACTAGGGCCTTTTCCTCATTGGTCATTAGAATGACAGCTTCTGGATCTGTAGCAAGAAGCAGTTGCGAATGAACCATTGCACGCTGCTCTGCTCGACAGACATCCTTCCAGAGCATTACTTCTGGCATACCATCGCGAGCGAACTTGTTACACTTCGAATCTCTAGCCACAAGGAAGACTTCCTCGCGACTAAAGCCTTGCTCGAAGAGAAGCATATGCAGGTTCCAAAGAATTTGGGACCAAGTATTTTCAGCGGGCTCTTCCGTAAAATATTTCCAGACTAGCGGATTCAATCCTTGTCGTCTAGACTGAAGGACTTCCTCACCGGTTGCAAATGGCATATCAGATGCAGCAGGCATCTTAATGTCAATATGTCGGTATTCCGGTGTCTCAGGATACACATCGAAGTCAGACTTCTCATAGTATGTCTTAGTCGCTTCGATAGGCTTAACGATAGGGGCTGTAGCACCCTCACCGTACTTGTAGTTGTATGTAAACGGAACACGCAGCAGCTGAGTCAGATCCCAGCCTGACCTATCTGCACCGTCTTCAGCATGATTGTAAGCAATACGGCGAGCTATATCTTGCGCATCATCAGGATCCAAGATCGGATCAAGAAGCCAATAGCCTTGATAGCGACCAGGAGAACTCTCTACGGTGATCGAAGGCCTCAGCAGAAGAATATCTGGATCGCAAGTATCGAGATCAGCCCAGACGTTAGGTGTTGCTCCGACAGTCCCCTTCTCTCTACGACGTTCGACAAATAGCTGCGGACAGAAGTAGATGTTATTGCCTGTAAAGTTGTCTTCGATGTATTGACCCATTGGATCAATGTCGTCAGGATACTTAAAGAACCGCTCTTTAAAATTCTTGCGGTTAGTAGCCTGCATGACAGCTATACAAACGTAACCAGAACTTTGCCCGAAGACTAGCCGGAAGAAAAGCTTTCTCTTCCCAACCAGATCTTCCACCCTATCTCCTTAGCTGTCAAAGTATGGGACGGTAGGTGCTTAGCAATCCAACCTTCTGTGTGTCACCCTTTACCGGTTGAGCGACCGTCACCACTACTTACGGAAGAAGCGAACCTGCTCCGGACTTAGCTCCGACCGTGACCTTAGCCTCGGACGGATTCTTAAAGCCCTTGACCTCGTTCTTAAACTGCGCGACACCGTCGCCGTCCCGCTCCTCGGCGTACTTGTCCCGCTGCTTCTTCACAACAGCCAGAACCTGCTTGCCGACGAGATCATCAGCCGACGGAACAATGACATTGTTCTTATCGTCGACGTTGAGCATGTTGGTCGCCTTGAGCAGCTGCACGAGCGAGAACGCCGCGCCAGCCCAGAGCATCACATTCGCCCAGATCTTACGGTCGATGTGAGGACCCTCCTGAACCGTCATCTCGACAGCCCAGTAAGGCGCGCCCGGATTCTTTTCGGACTTCGACTCGCGCAGCTCGATGTCCGTGATGTTGCAGATGTAATTGCCCGTCGGCAGCGGATCGAAAGAACGACCCTCAGAAGCAAGCTCCTCGTCCGACAGATTGATCTTCAGCGGTGCATCACTCATTTCACTTTTCCTTTTCCACTAGTTCACTGATATCGGCCTCTACGGTAGAGGACTCGACCTTATGCTTATCTCCTGCAGTCATAAGATCATAAAGCGACTGCATAGTAGGAGACTGGACAACAAGCGGAAGCTTTCCACTTCTGTCCTTAGCAATGTACTCGTCGGTCTTAGTCGTCAGCAAGAGACGCTCACGATCAGTACCGCCTTCGGCATTGCTAGTATCCTTGACATAGTAGTACCCTACGATGTCAAGAAACGCAGGGACCTCCTTAGCCATCTTGCCCGTAAGCATTGGCCCGGTGGTCTGCTGGCCTGTCCGAGTATTCTT